CTGAGATCCAATTATTGTAATAACTTGAATCTATTAATACGTTATTAGTGAACTGCATTTGAGCTTCTATGTATGATAGGGAGGACTTGCTGTAACAAATTTCTATTATCTCTTTTTTTAATTCTGGATTATTTAATTTTATATCATTATTTAAATCATCGTTAGAGCCGGTGTAAGTTTTCCAATCAGATTCAACTTTTACTTTTTTCTTTTTTAGGTTTTTCTGAATAGTTTTACTGAAATGAAATATCTTTTTACCGATGTATTTTTTATTATTTTGGGTGTTGGTTATTAGATAAACGAATCCAATTGCTTTTTCTGGGATTTCAGTAAACGGTTCATTATTATAAATCCACATTAAGTTTTACCTATTTTCAAGTTAAGATAACTTTACTTAGGGTTACTCTTCATCTTCTATTTCGGTTTCTTCGTCGTCAATTTCTGTTTCTATTTCAGATCCACAAACGATACAATATTTAATATCATCAGATAAACATCCTTGTTGATATTCAATTTGATATTCAGAATCACATTCAAAGCACGTAATTTTTAATTTCATAGACTTCCTTGTCCTCTTTTTATTTATGTTTATAGTCTGTTTGGTACCATCCATTACCCTTCAACGCAAAATTTGATTTAGCAATTAACCTTTTTGGTGCTTTAGCTTCACAGTATTTACATTTCTCTGGATCGGATTGGTCTTTTCGTAATTCTTCCCAAACCTCTTTACAGCTTGGGCATTCGTAATCTCGTAATGGCATAATATAATCCTATTATCAACAGTAAACCATAATAAAAAATAGTTGTTGTAAAAATTACTGGGATTAAAAATAACCCCAGTATCCAAATAAAATTTAATTTCTTTACTCTATTTAGCATTTAACCTTAACTGCATTGGCAGTATTTTTTAGCAGGTGGAGCTGCAGCCCAAGAATAATCATCAGAATAAGAATTTGGTAACGTAATTGTATCAGTAGCCATAGTTGCTGTTATTGCACTATCTAAAAAAATTTGATCATCTTTTAGAGGCCAACTCCTAGAGATTGCACCAACTGGAGGCGGATCATATTCAAATTGTTGTTTAGTTGGTTTAGCATTAAAAATTTTACCCATTTCTTGGTACAATTCTTTAGCATCATCATATGAAAAAATATATTCTTTACCTTTAATATCAAATACTAATTTAGTTATTTTAGCCATAATAATTTCTCCTTAACCGTGACACGCAATGCATTCACCTTTAGTAACATTTACGCCATTTTCAGATCTAACATAATATAATGATTTAATCCATGGATCTTTAAATGCCAATTTATGAACTTCGCTAATATATTCTTCTGATTCATCAGCTGAAAAGAAGAAATTAATGCTCTGAGCTTGATCGATATAACGTTGACGAGCTGATGCTAACCTAACAATTTGTTTTTGATCAATTTCAAAGGCTGTTTTAAATACTGCTTTTTCTTCATCATTCAACCAATTAACCTGTTGAACTGAACCGTTATTACTTATAATATCCTTAACTACTGCATCAGAATAGACTCCTTTTTCTTTCATTACATTTAATAATGAAGGATTAACTCGATCCATTTTACCAGCAGAAGTATTTTGAACATAAGCATTTTTATAAATTGGTTCAATTCCCTGACTGACAGAACCGCAGATTAGAGCTGAACTTAGATTCGGAGCAATAGCAACGCGATGAGTATTTCTAACGCCATAACCTTTACACCATTCTGGTTCGCCCCAGTTTTCTGCCATCCATTTAGAAGCTCTTAATGATTCCTCATCTAAATGTTTAAAGATCTCAGTATTTTTATAATACGCATCCATTGATTCAAATGGAATACCGTGGTCTTGTAAATATGTATGGAACCCAAGCATACCCAATCCAAGAGCTCTAGATGCTTCAGCAAAAGCAACAACTTTTTCCATTCCAGGTTGCGTTTTACCGATTTCGATTAAATCTTGGTTAACACAATCAAGGAACACTGTTGCATTAAATACTGCATCCGTATCTTTCCATTCATCATAAAGCGATGCATTCATAGATGATAGAACGCAACTAAATGTATAATCTTTACTGGAATGAAGAGTAATTTCAGTACAAAGATTAGAAGCATTTACTTTTAATCCTTTATCTTTATACATTTGAGGACTAAGATTATTAACTCTATCAACAAAAAAGAAATAACCTTTACCAGTAATCATTTTAGTTTTTAGGGCTAATTGATAACGTAACACGGCTTCATTATCATTGGCATCTAATCGAGCAATAAATTCATCAGTAACAACCCAACCTAGATTTGCATCATCTGGGTTTTTACTAATAAAATTTACTATCTCATAAAAATCTGGATGATCAATTTCAATATACCCAGCCCAAGCTCCACGTCTTTGTGAACCTTGAGATATATCGCGTGACATTTGAATAAAATCTTTGAACACAGGGAGCACTCCACTTGCTCCTCCTTTTACTCCGTTAATAGGAGCTCCACGGTGTCTAATCTTTCCTAGGTAGCCACTAGTACCGAAACCGTTTTTGCTTAGTACAGCAGCCTCTTGTTGAGCTCCATAGAATCCAAAAACTGAGTCTGGAACTTCTCCTCCAGAACAACTAACAGGACAACCGAATCCAGTTCCCATATTAGATAAAACTGGAGTAGAAGCAGCCAGCCAACCGTTCCATAATAATTCAAAAAATTTAGGTTGCCATTCATCAGGATTTGGAGTATATTTTGCGGCATGTTTAGTGATTCTATTGTAGACTGATTTTAAATCTGGATATTCAGCAGAAAGGTTTTTTTCTTTAAGCATTTGCCAAGCAATAGTTGTACACCATGCAGGCAGTTGACCAGTTTCTTGTAACTCTTTTCTTTCATCACTCAATTCATCATAAATTGATTTTTCGTGCTTTACCATACAAATCTTGCCTCTTTCCAATTACGGTTGTAGTCACTACCAGTCGAACTAAAGAAATCGTGTAACGTAGTTGACTCTAAATCTTTGTAAAACCATTCTGAAATTGGATTATAAGTTGGTTTAAAAATAGATTTATAACCTAATTCTTTTAAACACATGTCTAATCTAGATTCAGTAAAATGATTTAATTGATTCTCAGTAATACCTTTGATGCTACCTTTTTCAAAAGTTTTACCATTAATAAATCCATCATGTTCTCTAATTACTCTAGCAGTTTCCTCTAATTCATCGCGCAAGTAAATTTCATCTTGCTCTGAAATTTGACCATCAGCTTTTGCTTCAGCTAATAATGTTCTAAATAACCAAGCACCACCTTGCGAATGTAAAGATTCATCAATAGCCGAAAAGTTAATTCCTGCGTTTACATTGATTGCTTTATTTTTACCATTTGAATTAAAATGTTTAATAAAAGCAAACTGACCAAATAAAACAGCTCCCTCAACCATAGAGAAAATTCCAACAGATTTTAATTTATCCATTAAAGTTTCTCTTTTCGATAAACGTTTACCGATCCATTTCATTCTGTTAACTAAAACTTCATCATCTAGATATGATAAGTAAAATTCATCAGTATCTAAACCTAAAACTTGGTTAATTTTGTTATAAAAAGGAGCATGGACATTAGTTTCCATAAAAGCAAAAGCATCAGCCATTCTTTGAATATCAGGTCTTGGAAATACCTGAGCAACATAATTTTTCCAGTATTCATTAACTGAAATTTCATATTTGGTAAATAATTTTAGAGTAGAAGTCAATCCATAGAGTTCTGCTTCATTAAAATTAGTTTTAATATCATGTAAGTCTTTTTCAACCTCAATTTCGAAGTCAAACCACATTATCTCTTGTTGTTTTCGAGCAAATTCAATTGCTATGGGATAATCAATGGTGTACGTTTCTTTCGGCGTCAATAATCTAATTGCCATATTAGTCCTTTTCATTAAAAATTAAAATAGTTGCATCCCTGCAACACATTATCCATATACTAATTATAAAATTTTATTTCGTAAAATTCAACATTGGAACTGGTCCAGTCATATACTGAGGCAATTCTCCATTCCATTTATCGATTTTATTTAGCTCGAGCACGCTCGGGTTATTTCTTAATGCAGAACCTTTAATTTCAATAGCCTCTGCTTCAGCTTTGGCAATAGCAATCTTAGATTCAGCTATACCACGAGATTCAGCGATAGCTTTATCTGCTTCGGCTTTAGATTGAGCTACTTCATTTTCTCTTTGTTGAGTTTTTTGTAACGCTTGAATTTTAGCATTAATAGAATCAACGATCGATTCAGGTAAACGCATATCACCAACTAAATAAACGCTTTCAATCTTAATACCAACTGGATCCATTTCATGACGAACAATATTTGTCACCTCATCAATTAAAGCAGTTTTACCTTCGCCATAAACAGATTCAATATCTCTAGATGAAGCAGCTTTATTAAATGCATCCCTAACGCTGTTTCTTAATACAACATGAGTAATCTCATCAACGCCTTTACGATATTTCTGGAAAATATCAGTTACTTTATCAGATTCAATATGATAACTAATACCAACATCAGTATTTACAGTTAAACCCTGTCTAGTTTGAAACGTAAAAGAATCATCGTTTGGGCTACCCTCAGTAGAAGCTTTAGTCCAAACATGATTTTGTGTAAATGTCGGAAATAAGAATAAGTCTTCATTAAAACCAATCCAGTAACGCCCAACACCTAATACTTGACTATCCACGCCCTTGTCACCGCCAGTTAAAAATACTTTAATCCCAGTGTACCCTGGAGGTACACTAGAACAAGCAACAAGAAATGGAATCACTAACAACCATAATAATTTTTTCATTTAACACCTTTAAACAAATGTTCCACAACAGAAGGAACTGTTGCTGCAGTTAATACAATTAAAACAAAACCAGAGATAACAAAAATATTATCTCTAGCTGAAACTAAATATGGACAAACAATACCAATAATAATAAAGTAAATAATCAAAGCAAAACCTGCTTTAATAATTGTTTTACCCATTACACATCACCTTCTTTCCTAACTTCCGATTTAATGATATCGAAACCTTGAGGATAACGAGCTGATAACTTTTCAACATTCATTACAAT